GCTGCAAAGGTGGCTTGCCGCGAACATTTGCTACGTATTTACTACTAAAAAATTCAACTTTAAAATGGTACTTAGTGCGGGCTGCTTTAAGCCCGCCTAAGTTATACCATTTCATAGCGTCTGTTAATGCCGCCATGTTTTATTAGCCTGTTGCGCTGTTGCCTGCTCCGATAGCCAGAACGCCTGTTGATAATCCGCCCTGTTCAGCTGCGGATGTTAATTCATTGCTATGAATGTCTGCGTTGTCGTAACGAATCTGCAGAGTGATTGTCATTACATCGCTGGTTGCATAGTTATTTTCGCCGTAGTTGGCGTTTTGAATAAAGCAACCATTTAAACTCCAAGACTCTAATACTACACCAGGTTGACTGCCATCTAGCTGTTCAATTACCATACCAAACTTATAATCTTTACCAGCAGCTGGCGCACTTTGTAAACCATGATTTAATTGTTTTTGTAATTGACTTGCAATATGCTTAGTAACTGTATTATTAATATCATCTCTCAATGTAAGAGTAATTGGTTCCCAGGTGTGCTTGGCAGCTAAGTATGCTCGGCTGTTATAAGCGTCTAATGTAACTTCATCATGTGTCAAACTTGGGCGTGTAACACTGACTACGTTTTGTGTTAGTGCCAGAGTAGATCCGGCGTCACGACCAAAGTTATACATGTTTACTCTGAATCTATATTGGAGCTTAGGCATGACCATTGCATTAGTGCCTGTTGTTGGAACTCCAAATTGTGTTAAATCTGCCATGTGTATTCTCCTTCGGCTTTATTATTTATCATGCTGACAATTCGCCGGTGTTGACTACACGAATTGGAATATAGATAAATTCAGCAGCCTTGACTGGTTCAATAGCTACATCAACCCATAATTCGTTTTTATCAATTCTGGCAGGTGTATTGTTTGTTTCGTCGCAAACAACAATGTAATCGTATACTGCTCGTTTAGCCATTAGTTCGCCCAAGAAACTTTCAAACACTTGTTTAACGTTGGCGCGAGTAATCTTGTCGTTAGGCTCGAAGATAAACGGACGAGCTAACGGATCAAATCGTTCACGCAGATAAGCAATTAATCGAGCAACGTTAACACGGTCTAATGCGCTGGCATAGCTTTGTAGTGTACGCTGACCAAATACAAATAAGCCTTGACCTGGGAAGCGAGCAATCGGATTCATACCCATTCTGCTGCCGTCACCGTATAGAACATCGCGTTGACCATTTGTTAGTGCTGTTGGTATAAATTCGCCTTCAGCATTTAGGTAACCAACATTAGTAGCATTAGTTACAACACCGCGTGTCAAGCCAGCTGGTGCGAACCAGGGATAAGCTACCTGATCGTTATAGGCCATTGTTCGTAATACAATATGACTTGGAGGAACAACAACATCATTACCATCTAAGTCACTAGTAATACCGCTTGGATAATATGCGGCTGCTGAGCTTGATGAAGTAATTAAACCATCTTCGCCGTTTACTACTGCTTTGTTACCACTTAGCCAATCAAGAATTTTTTGGCTTTGTGGTGCTAAACGGAAAGGTGTATCAACTACGATAAATGCAGTTTCTTTGCGATCTACATTTAAGCTGATCATTTCGTCTAGCAGTTCAGGATATGCTGGAGCAGCAATCAATGTAAAGAAAGTCATTTCTTCACGGATCTTTGTGTTTTCATTAACTGCTTCTTGCATTGCACGAACTACTGCTTGACGCTGTGCTTTGCGTAGTGTCCATGGACTGCCGTCAGGACGGTTGCCGCTGTATGTGCTCCATACGCCAGTTGCAGCATCATAACGCTTGACATTGCCTGTAGAAACTATTGCATTCCATAGTAAAATTCCGTCTGGGAATAGCAATGGATCAGGTGCTTCGCTGTCAACTGGTGTTGCACCACCGGTGCCGTTACTGGCATCAGCAGCATTAGTTGTTAAATCAGCAAACACTATACCATTAGGTGTTGTTTGATCTGCTGTATCTCTTTCTATCCAGGCTGAGCCATCAAATTGATATACCATTGGATAGTTTTCTAAATCGCTGCTATCCACCCATACATCACCAGCTGCGGGCGAAGACGGGGCAGAAGAATCAATTGTTACTGTACCAGATATTGGTTCCCACTGTCCGTTCGCTTTGACATAAAGGTCAGCAGTTAAACTACTGTTATACCATAATGTGCCATCTTCTGTAGGACCGGTTGGTGCAGAAGAGTTTGCTTCTTCGTTCAACGCAACCCAATTGGCACCATCATAACGCTTTAATGCTACGTTTGCTGAACCAGAACTAACTCGAGCATATATTTTGCCAGCTGTTAATGCGCTACCAAAACCGGTTGTAGCAGCTGAGTCATTGGCATAAACAGAAACACTTTGAACTGCCCATGGGCTGCTGGCTGGAGAATTTGCTGCTATATATTTTTTAACAATCAACTTCATGCCTGAATTAGGAGCAGTTGTTTTGATCCAAATATCACCAAGTGCTGTGGCATTAGGAATATTATAATGTGGATTTGCATAAACAGATATACCAGATCCTAATGCAGCATTAGTAGCTATAATCCATGTGCCACCAATCTTCTTGTAAACTTGGTAGCTAGAAACAACACTAGTAGCAACTATTGCGTAGTCGCCGTTATTGCCAATAGAATTTAAAGGAACAAGGCCAGTTCCGCCCTGTGTGTCAGCAAGGTCTTCAATAACTGTAAGTGTTTTTTGTACCCAATTTGAAGTACCTGTGGCAGTTGCTTCAAAGATGCCCCAAGTTGAGCTAGTTAAATCTAACCAATATGTGCCATTGGCAGGTTCGCCGGCTGGTTCAACAATGCTGGGCTCTACTTGTGCTAGGTCAATGTTAGCACGTAAAACATAAGCACGGTTAGCAATACCTAAGTAACTATAAGCTGTTAATAAACCGTATTCGTTAGTTTCTGCGCCATGTACCGGTGTACCGTCGACGACCTTAAATTGTGGGCGACCAAATAATTCAACTAATTCACGTTGACTGGTCAATAAGTAAGGCTTGCCAGCATTTGCAGGCATAGTGCCTTCGGCATAACCTGTGCCGCTTACATTTGTTTTATTTGTTTGTGTAGCTAGAATGATCAGCGGTACAGTTCCTTGTCCTGAACTTCCATATTGACTTTCGTCAGTTACGCTAATCGATACGCCTGGGGATACTAATGTAGCCATCTTGTTCTCCTTATGAGTTACTACTATTTAGTATATTTTGGAGAAAAGGTGGCTATTTAGTCAAATCGCTATTTTTGTAAGATTTGGTTGCACCAATAAACTTATCTGTTTATATAAATTATCAATGGTACTATTATTATCTACAACTGCATCAAATTTAGTAGCAGCCCAACTATATTCGCTGGCATGAATACCGGCTTTCTGTAGCGCATCTTTTCCTATGGCCCAGCCGATTGTACTAGGGCCGCTCATATAAGCATACGCAGATTTCATCCATTCAGGGTCTTCGCCCCTGACTACTCTAATTACGATACCGTTTTGATTTTTAATGGCTTTAATTTCATTAGGGAATCTACAGTCACTGATCACTATGTCGTCTCGAGTTTTGCGTAATTTATTTTCTAAACTGGCAATCCATATGTCGTCATGAAAATGATTGCGTAATACATCGGTGCCCCAATACTGTAAAACCCAGCGTGGTGTCAAATGAGGAATACTAAGTCTAGTAGACCACCATGGATCTACTTGTTCGCGCCATTCTCTGGCTTCTTTGGTTCTGCCTTCCAGTAAGGTCCTGTCCCATCCGAATACTGCTGCTACAGCATCCTTAAGAGTATTGGCAAAACTTTCTCGGCGAAATTCATGTATATTAACAAGATAATCTGCAATAGTGTCTTTACCTGCCCCAATAAGTCCGCATACACCTATAATCATTTCAATGTTTCCTCTAGCCAAACTTTACAATCTGACCAATTTTTATATTGATGTGCAAGGCCTCCTGCACGCCGCCATTCTTCGCAGTTACTGGGACGATCATCGATTAAGATGTCGCCGGGCTGACATCTTACCCATTTTTCATGACTATATGGGCCGAAGAAAACTGGTATGTGAGGGAATCTTTCATAGGCCCAAAACACTTTGTCTTGGAAAGCCCAGGGCACATCATTGCCATGTGGCACTGCTGTTAGGAAAAACAATCCGGATTTTGTACGATTACAATAGTCAGTGACCCATTCTACTAGCTCTTCGGCGCCGGCTCGTAAGGGCAAAGTTCGATACATGCGCTGATTGTCTTTGAGTCGACGCCATTTATGATCTGGTAACAGTTGCCCCCAGTCCCAGCGTTCTACATCTAAATATTCACAGGCGGCTTTCATCCAGTCTGCTACTACATCGTCCATATCAAGATAAATGTTCATATTACTAGTATATAGTAAACAGATCTATTTGTCAAGGTATGTTTTTATTTTTTAGATGCAGGTTGTTCGCCAGTTAATCCAGGCCTGGCAAACCATAACTTAAACCATTCTTCGGTGCCTGGGCGTATGTTATGTTGACGCTGATATTCGCCTTTATTGGTACCTATTTCACCGGTAATAGGACTAGTGGCTTTTTTGTCTATACCAGCAAGTTTACGCAAATTATCTAGATCGCTCATTTTTTAATATAAATTTTGTCACCAACTATAGTACCAATATATTTTTCAGAACTTTTGATTCCTAGCTGAGCAAATGGAATTATTATTGTTTGAGCCCCGGCTGGTAATTTATTTTGTGTGCTGTCGTAATCTACTGTTTGATAATTTTTACCTTTGTAAGAAACTGTTAGACTACCATCATGATTTTTACTAGCGGAACTAGATACTACAGGCATGGAAAATTCTTGTGGTTCTCCAGGTTGGCCAAATATTTTAGGATGATCAATCAAAGGATTCGAATGTGCTGTCAGCGCGGCAGCGCCCATAGCCCCGGCCGCTGCCATTTTTTTCCAATTTAATTCAGTAAGTTGACTTTCGTCGAGTATTTCATTGATACGCATAATTATCCTATAATAAATCCCAAAGGAGTGCCACCTTCTGCATAGGTCTTTAAGTCTTCTTCTAATTTGTCTAGTTCAGCTTGTGCTTCTGATTTTAACGCATCGCCGTTAAGACTTGTGCCGCCTTGTGGTCCGGCAATAGTAGCAAACTTACTGCGAGCTTCACCTAGCATAAATTTAGCTTTAGCATAGGCATGATCTCGCAACCA